GTTTCGTTTAAACCAACTGCCATATAACGAAAAGCATCTGCTGCGTGAGATGTCCAATCGTGTTTTGGTTTGTTCTTGGTTTCTCCTTTGTCATTTGTTGCCCATCGATATTGTCTCAAGGCATCTAATCCATCTTTTGTTGTTTCGTAATTAAAGTAACATCTAGATAATATCATACGTACTGCATTAATTCCGTCATCTACCGACATTTTCGGTACAACAGAAGTTGTTAGTCCGAGTGATTGAGCAATCTCTAATCTTGATTTACCTGTTCCGAGTTCTCTCACAGAGGCATCGTGAGGGAAGTAGTGGGTATCATAATTGTATCCCTTATCTCTAAGAACTGTTGCATAATATTCTAGACTCTCTCCCGAGTCCTCAAAATAGTCAATAACGTGTATCGCATGGCCCTTCTGTTGAACGAACCAAATCGCTGTTTTATCAGCCATCCCCAAATCCCAAAAAGTATCAACAGGTATAGTGCTGTCATAAGGAATCTTTGTTACTCTACTTTCATCATCACATTTTGCTAATCCTTGAGAGTAAATAGCTCCTATCGCATTAGATTCAAAACTACATTCATATTCTGCCTCGTATATCTCAGGAGGCATCATTTTCTTCGCTTCTTCTAGTTCCGAAGGTTTAATAATATTCGTCTCTGAAGCCTTATATAAACCTGTAAACCAACCATCAGTATGTTTGCCATGATCGTATAACTGGTAAAAGGCGTTATGCCCAGTTGGAGTTCCAATCGCAGTCATCCAACCCTCACGATCTGATAAAGCAGGTCTAATTACTTCAGTCCACATCTTCGGTGGCATTTGAGCAACCTCGTCTAAGATCACACCATCAATATAGAGTCCTTTCAAAGTATTCGGTCTTTCACAACCCAATAACTGGATTCTACCCCCATTGGGTAAATCAGCTCTTAATTCTGTTTCGTGATACTCCATATTCGGTAATACAGAGGTATAATACTTGAGATAATCCCAAGCGATTCTTTTTGCCATACTGTACGTAGGAGCAATATAATAATATCGTGGTCTTGGTAGTTGATTCTGGAGACACTTCTTGATCAGTTCATTAATGGTCAGAACTGTCTTACCAAATCTTCGATGACAGACTAAAACATTAAATCGCTTCATCCCCTTGTGAATCTGTTGTTGCAGTTCTCTGGGTTTGTAGGGTATTGTTATTTTTTTCACTTGTTATCTAGATAATCTTGTATTCTATCGAGGTCTCTACCCTTCACCTGACCACGCCCTTTGGTGTCAGAAGTAGGTTTATATTGAGCTAAATCCTCAAAATAGTTCGTAATTGTTTTCTTTTCTTGTTTCTTTACTTGCTTCTTTGTTTTTTTCATAATGTTTTCCACATACAAAATAGTATGCTCCTTTGGTATTCATACCGAAACTACCATATTTATCGCAAATATGACACCTTCTGTACTTCACTTGTTCTTCGTGATTCCAGTTAAAGACCTGATGACTGTTATATCGTTTCAAAATACCCCTAAAAATCCGTTTTAAAGACCATACAGAGCATATATACCAAAAACCATAGAGAATTACTACCCCCTATTTTCAGAACCCTCTATCAAGTGCTAGTGCTTAAATTCGTAGAGGATGAGTTTTGTGTTGAATTGTGATGTATATATATAAATATCTGTGGCATGGGGGTGTCTAACTGTGTCAGAAGTGTACATATTGTTGCATAATGTATATTATAAGGCTACAAAAAGACTGATAAATATAGGATTTTACTAAGTTCAGCTATCTATTTTGGTTATTATTCTATTATTGATAAGTAATCTTGATGAATATAGGCTCTATTGATAAATCTTATATAGGTTTGATGTCTATATTTGAGTTAGATATATAACTACAAAATAAATTTAGTAATGTCAATACTTTTCTCAAATACCTAGATTAAGATCTCAATCTATTTCTCTCTATATCTCTATTACTTCTATATATGTTTATATTAATTCTATATTCTTTTATATCTATTTTTGTAATATTTGGAATGGAATAAACAAAGACTATTTTTATAGTTCTTTCAATATCTCTAATAAAAGGAACTAGCCACCGCCAACCAGCTTGAATTGAATTAAATAGATGTGACATAATTGACCATTTTTTTATTGACATAGATTTCATTATTTAATAAATTTTTACTTGAAAGAGAGAATAGACAAATATGTACAAACTAACCAAAAAACAACTAAAAGAGATTGTAGTTAATATAGACAAAGGCTTAACTGTTAAATTTACAGGATCTACGTTGAAACAGTACCAAGCTTATTGTAAACAGATAGACAATTATCTTATTAAAATAGGTAGAACTCCAACACCTTTTTTTAATTAAGTTTAAATGATAGCTCTTTAAATAGGGCTATCACTTAGGCTTATAGCTTAAGAGAATGAGAGAATAGACAATGAGTAAAAAACAAGAAAGAATTGAAGCTATCCAAAGGCTTCAAGAAGTATTAAAAAAAGGCGATACCCTTTTCACTCAATTAGAGCACGTTTCACAAAGCGGTATGACTAGACATATTAAAGTAAGGCAGTTGAAGAACGATAGGCCATTAAACTGGACTTATTTAATTTCAAAGGCTTTAGATTATAAAGTATCTGATAAGACAAACGGTGTAATAATTGGCGGTTGCGGAATGGATATGGGTTTTCATTTAGTTTATACGATTTCAAGTGTCCTTTTTAAGGACGGTTACGCCTTAAATCATGAATGGCTTTAATATGTTTATGCAAGGATTAAACGGCCTAGATATTATTCTAGTAGTTCTTTTTGTTTATATATCTTTTAAGTTATATAAAATGCTTAAGAAAGAAAGCGAGGGCAAGTAATGACTATAGAAGAAAAAAAGAAATTGATTGAGGATTATTTATCTAAATGTCCTTTTATCGAATTTCATCAAATTCAAGAAATAAATGAAGAAACCGCAATAATAGATATTGCATTTGATAGCGAGGAATAATGCAAAAAACTAGATATAAAATCAAAGCTGAAAATTTTCTCGGTGCTACGAGTGAACTTGCTGATCTTCTCATGCAAGAAAAGTATTGGCAAGATTACGAGGATTTTATCGAATACGAGGACAAAGAAAAAACTAGTTCACGCTATACAGATGAGGGCCAAGAGATATTCAATAGTTTATTAACTGAAGTAGAAAATATCTTACATACATATGGAATAATACATGAAAGCGAGGAATAGATGTTTACATTTAAAAGAATATTTCATTATTACGTAGTACATGAAAGTAAGAAAATCCGTTATCATGTTGTTGAGTTCTTAGACGGAACAAAACAGCTTTTTACAGAAGAGGATTGGAAAGAGTTAAAAGAACTTACAAAATAAAATTATTATAAAGCTCTTTGAATAGGGCTTTATACTAGTTTTATGACTAGTAGAAAGAGAGAAATAAAAAATGAATAAAAAACATACTGTTTGGATATTATGGGGTGAAGATCCACAAGAGGATCAATTACCCTTAGAATATTCTTTTAACACCAGAGAAGAACTCAACGCCTTTTTACATGGTGTTGAAGAGGCTGACAGTTGGTTCGGTTATGATGTTATTGAAAGGGATCAAATGCCTAGCTTAACTGAATTTTCAAACTATAACGGAGAGGAATAACAAAAATGTTAACTTTTAGAAACGCTAAAATAATCCTAGTAAGTGAGAAAATAAGAACTTATAACAAAAAGAAAGACAAATTTATTAATTTAAATAAACCTAAGATTTCTCGTAAAGTTCTTTATGAGGGTGATTTTTACGACTTAGGTGAGCTTTATGAAAGTGTAAAGTTTTTCACCGAGAAGAATTTATCATTTAACGATAAAATAGAAGTTCAGTTCAATAGCTTAATAGAGTTATGAAAAAACTTAAACCATTTTTACTTTTAATACTGCTCTTTATTAGGGCAGTATTAGGTGACAATTCTAAGAAATAATTACTTACTCCATTCAATAGAAAAGCTCTGATCTCCATTGGTCAAAGTGATTCTATCTTTACTATCTCCATACATGGTACTAGCGGAACGTGACGCTTGCCATTGAATTTGTTTTTGTAAAATCTCAAGGCCTTTGATTGTACTCATGTTTAATTTAGTGTCATTCTTTACAGACTCTTTTAAATCGTCTAATAGGATATTGTATTCAGAAATTTTAAAATCCGCTCCAGCGTGGCGGGCTTGTTCGTAAGCCAATTTCATTTTATCATCATTAAAAACATGATTATAAAAGTTAGACCATGTTAATTTACATTTTTTAACTGCCTCAGTCGGATTAATTCCTTGACTAATTAAAGTAAATACCTGATCAATTAAAGTTTTGGTATACTTAACAGGTCGGCCAGCTTTTTTAGTGGATAGTTGTGTTTTGGTTGGCATCTATAAAATCTATATCGTGTTCTTTTGATATATCCTCA